GGCCGGATCGAGTTACTGCAGGCCAGACATACCTTTAGAAAATAGTATAGGAGGGTTTGGCCTGGGGTATGGGCTTATACTGTCGAGATATAGTTTAAGGAATCTCTATACTGCAGTATAGGACGATATACTATTGAACCAAACAAATAAAAAACCCGGGTGCTGCCACCCGGGTTCTATTTGTTTGGAGTTTGTTTGTTTGATCAGTCTTTCAATGCCTTGGCTACTTGCTCAGCGATGAAATCCTGATATTGATAGACCACTGCCAGTTCAGCAGCGGTAATGAAGCGGCCATTTGGTCCGCCGTCAAACTTCAAGAGCACGCCGACGTTGCCATGTTTGGTTACGTATTTGGAGACGTTGACCGCGGCGCGGCATTCCAGTTCGTACTCTCGCCGTTCAATCTCCGCCTTGCGGGCTTCCCATGCTGCGGTGTCGTCGTGCACGGCGCGGCCATTGTGCCGCTTGGCCGCGGCGAGATTGTCATGATACCGGACGACCGATTGAATGACCGGCTGCTTTGTTTGTTTGGCCGCGGACAATGCCGCCAGATTTGCCCGGGTCTTTTCCGCGCGTGCGGCTGCGGCGGGCTTCAAAGCCGTTGTTTGTTTGGTTGCCTTTGCGGCTGCGGCTGCGGCTGCGGCGCGGGAGGCGGCGGTTGAGCCCTTGGGGTAACGCGACATAACTAGGATTCCTTTCCTGTTTTGATTACGCTCTATATGAGCCTTTGAATTGAACCCGATTGAACCGTCAATGTCAAGCGCCGGCATTGACAGTCAGATTGTGTCTAATTGAGACGTGACGCGTCGCCGCCGATTTCGTCATCTGGCGTCAACGCGGCGCCAACGGTCAAACAAGTGATAGCACGATTGACGTAGTCGTTTATTTGTTTCCTGTCTGATGCGGCGTGCATGATTGCTCCCATGAGAACAATCAGCAATATCGGCATGGCGTTGTAAGCGGTTATTTGTTTGCTCGCCAACCAGTCGCATAACTCGTCTGCGGCCTCGTCTCTTTGTTTCATCGTCATCATTTGCGGCGTCTCCATTTCTGCAGTTGGATACCCTGCGGCCGGATCACATGCGGCGCGTCACGCACCAGTATTTGACGCACTCGCTCCAATGATAGGCTGAAGCGGTCCGCTGTCTCCCTCATTGAGTTGCCTTCGTGATAGAACAAGATCAGACGTAGGTTGCGATCTCGTTTCACCCATTGCGGTGCGGCAGGCATTATTTGTTTGTCCCTCTATTGAATGGTGCATCATCATCAGGCAATGTAAAGCCCGGTTTGTCATCAAACAAATAAATGTCTGTGCCGTCCCAACTCTTGAACAGCAAACGAGCGAGCACAAGGACGTGCTCGCCGCGTTCCTTGTATGCGGCTGCGTGTTTGTTTGCTTCTTCCGGATTGTCGTACAAACAAACACTTATCCATTCGTTGCCGCTCTTGAGCCATTGCACGTCCCATGCAAATTGATGCTTACCGAGTGTCATTTGTTTGCTCCATCAGGTGGACAGTACCGGCATAAAGCCGGTACTGTTTGTTTGGTTATCGCGACGGCGGTACATAGACCGGTGGATCGCATCCGTAGTCATCGCAATATGTCGTTGTGCGATTGTGAGGGTTAACAAATATTGTTGAATGATTGCCGTTAGGATCCCATGTATCTGTGCGCCCCATTCCATTGGGCGCAATCTGCATGTGAGACCGGCTGCCATCAAAGTGTTTCATCCAACTATCAGTTGGCGTTCCACTCATGCAGCCATATTCGCTGCAGCCGTGTATTTGTTGAGCGTTTGCCTCATACCCACATAGCGCTGTCAGGATGATCGCTGTCATCATCGTTTTCATTTGTTTGCTCCTTCGCTTTGATTGTCAGGTACACAAGACCTAACAGGATAACCCAAACAGTTGCTCCTGGGAAGTACACTAATCCCAGGAGCAAACAAACAAGTAAGGCGTTGTTCTAGTTGAGCCCGTACTCGTACAGCATTTGCATCAAATCATCGTGCGTCACTCCTTCTTTTTGCAGTATCTCCGCCAACTCTCTGGGATGATCAGCAATCAATTCCCAGGTAGGCTTGTTGTGGTAGCGCTCCAAATAAGCGCCGTATGTTTTGCTGGTTGTTAGATAGCGAACAACCTTGTCCTCGTTGCTAACAACTCTTGCCGGCCGGTATGTGGAATAGACGCCGTCGTAATTCCATTCCCAAGGCGTGCCGCCGTAGCCAATGTCGTACTTCTTGTCATTGGGGTCTCGCTCAATTGGTAGATCGCTGAAATCAAGATCGCACAGCTTGTCCCGCAACTCTGAAATAAATTCCAGGTTCAAGCACTCATCCTTGCAATGCTGATTGAAGTAACCAACGCTTAGGTTCGTGCACTCTGGAATGTCGTCCACGTAGTTGGCGGTATCTGTGAACACGCCATGTGGTGACGGCTTGAAGTCTCCTAATTTGTTTGCAAGTGCGGTAGCGAACGTGTCACTGCAGCACCTACCAAACTGGTGCGTGATCACGTCGTCATAGCCGCGGCGGTCCAACGCAATGGCGCATTTGATCCCGTCAAGGAATTTCTTGTTCTTGTTTGCTATGTAGTTGGAGCCGATACCGCCGCGTTCCTCGCCATAGTGGAACACATACAAGCCCGGTCTGTTTGCTTTGATCATTTCCGACATTAACCAAACGCCGGCGGTATCGTCCGCGCCCAAACAATTGCTTTTGCTTTTGTCTGGTAGGCGTGCCCACGGTCCATCTACTTCAACCTGTTGCATTCCCTGCAGCCGGTGGACGGTATCTGTATGTGATGACCACATGATTGGAGCGTCGCCAATGCGTTTAAAGATATTGCCGCATTCATCCTGTTGAACGCCAAGCGGCGATAGGAAATGCCGCTTGAAGCGGCGTTCCCATTTGCTGTTTGCCGGCCGGCAGGTGCGAAGCATATTGACCAGATTAGTTGTATTGGTAGGCATGATGTTTTTCCTTATTAGCCGACGTTGATTACGTTACCTTCGTCGTCTATGCATGTTAGCAAAGGACGACCACAAGCGGCTTGAGTGCATATGGTTTTGTTTGGTAGGTGCCTCCTGCAGATTGAGCAACGAAAGCCGTGGCTGGCATAGTAGCGCCGCGACCACCGGTCTCCGTTCTCCATTAAGATAGTTCTTGAGTAGTGCCATACCTCACCGGTAGCGGCGCATACCTTGAGGACGCGTTCTTCGCAATGTCTGCAATAGCTCTCACCGTTTGCTGTTAGAACCCTTTCCTCATTAGCATGGTAGTCGCCGCAGCCTTGGCACGAGAACCCGTGCTTATCGTAGCAACGGCTGCACCATGTTTGTTGCTCGCCTTCTACGTAGACGCCCCAAGCACTGCCGACGGCGCCACCGCAATGATCACAGTGTGCCAGTCTGATTGTTCCGTTGGTATTGCCGGCGATGAAATCATGTGGTTCATCGTAACTAACAATCTTCCACATATCGCCGTCGTCAACGCATGACTGAGTGTCGTCCAAATACGGCATGACCCAATAGTGCCGGCTGTCACCATTGACGTTCTCGTGTTTGATCTTTGTTAGGCGGGCTCCAACAAATGAACCGCCTTTGTATCCCAATTGTTGGAGCATGATCATTATCTTGTCCTGATATTCGCTGTTGCCGTATGGAACGCCGCAGCGCATCCTATCAGGATAGACCAAACAACGGGCACGCACTGCTATCAATCGGTCCTTGTCGTCGAACGCTCCGAGGTAAGCGAGTTGTAGATCGCTGTTACCATAAACAATAGTAGGATGGACCGAGTTATAGAAGTGGTCGTCACCATGAGACATGCATGACGATGGACCGCGTTTGTAGATTGTTGATATTTCCTGCGCTGTCTTTGCGAAGCACAGCCTATTAAGACCATGATGCAGATTGAACGTATCAGACAGAGCCTTGATTTCGTTCTTGTCCAGATCATAGAAGCGCTCCAAATAACGACCGACACGAATGCTTGTTTGGATGTCGCGAGCGCCTTTCTCGTCGTTCTCAGTAAACGACACATTACCGGGCGTGTTGCTGATATGGGCGAAATGCCCTTCCAAGGCGTCACCCTTTCGGCGGCAATAGAACCAATCATTCTGTTGCAGCCATTCATGGTCTGGGTTGTTTTGATCAAACGGCCTGATATAGAGGCCGGCCGCCTTGACGTTTTTGTTGTAGTGCAAAGCAACGTGCCGTTTGCTGAATTGGTCCCAAGGCAACGGCTTGTAGGTACCGTTGAGCAATCTAATTTGCTCGCGGTCCCGCCATTCCTCATCTGCTTTGAATATGCGGGGCTGGTGCTTCTGACCGGTATGGTCTGTTAGTTCACGAGCAAGAACCGAAGCGCTTGTGCCATCTGAAAATCTGGCTATTTGGTTCTCGCCGCCGTCGTTACAAACAAGGCGATACGGCTGCCTCGTTATTAGGTTCAACACGTAGTATTCAGACATTTGATTGCTCCGTGTTTTTGATTGATCCAACCGAATTTGATTGGACCGTCCAGTGTCGCATAGGCCGCTTGACGCTGTCAAGCCGCGGCCTTGACGCTGTGACGATATGACGCAGCCGGCGTCGAGATGATCTATAGACTCAGTAGGGTAAAATGGTACCGCCTGGCCTATAGGGGCGTTTTCCAATTTTTCCAGCAGGATTCGGTCGGCCACCTCGCCCTATAGGGGCGTTTTCCAAATTTTCCCCTAAGGTTTGAAACTGGATTTTCGTTTCAAAAAAAATGAACAAAAAATGGACAGAAGTAGAACGCCGTTCTGGAAAGAAAAAAGGCCGCTTCCGTGGGGCGGAGCGGCCTAGTTGCGGGTGGTCCAGCGGCACGGCGGAGGGGTACGACGTTCAACGCCTTGCCGGGACGGTTACGCAGGCGTACAATTAATTGCAGTCGCACCGAAAAGCAACGAGGCTCACCATGGTCGATGGCGTGTTCATGGACGACGAACTGCTGCCGCTTGACGACGATGTCGAGGATCCTGATCCGCCGCCGCCGTGGTTTGACAAGCTGCATCGCTACTTCCGGCCGATCCGCTCGCCGTTCTTCTGGAACATGAGCCCGAATCAGCCGCCGATGCCGGTGTTGGCGTCACGGCACTATCCGCCCCCGATCTGGCCGCTCAGGCGGCGCAAGGATTGGGAAATCCTGCCGCCTCCTGGCATTTTCCCGGCGCTCAAACCATGGCAAACCGACTTCCGATCACCGCGATTCGGGGCTTTCGCAATTCAGCACGGCGAGCGCAATCCGAACATCGCCCAGGTGGGCGCCCAGCTGGCGGAGGAGGGCGCGGAACTGAGGCGCCGCCGCGGGAGGCCGAGGAACGGGGATCGCGAGAGAGTGACGAGCGATTGGCCGACTGGCGGGGGTGCTGAGTGAGAGACCCCGTTGACGCCGAGATCGCGCGTCTGCAGGCCGAGAACGAATGGTTGCGCCGGCAGCTGGCGTCTGTCGGCCGCAACCTCGCCAACATCAGATTTCTGGCTGGACGCCAGCCACGCGCGGACGGCGACAGCTTTGAGGGTCAACGCATACAGCTAGAGAAGTACCGTGCCGAGCATCCGACAGGGGATTTATGACCTCGCCGGCGCGGTGGAGGTAGACACCAAGGAACACGGTCGCACGCATATCGAGCCGTGGCTGTCACAGCGTATGGTGATTGACGCTGTCGCCAAGGGGCTCAACGAGGGCGTCCATGAGTTCGTGGTTCTTAAATCTCGGCAGATGGCTGTTACGACTACTTGCGCCATTATCGAACTTTTCTGGGTTCTCGCTAACCCTGGCGTTCAGGGAGCGATCATTGCGGATCGCACTGATAATCTCGAAAGGCTCCGGCGGATCTTCGCGGCGCTTCTTGAAACTCTACCGCCGGAATGGCGCTCCCAAGAACACCGCATCCTCTCAAACAACCGCAACGGAATGACGTTTGCGAATCGCTCTGTCATTGATCTACTTGCTGCAGCTTCTAATCCTGATCTTGGCGCTTCACGGGCTCTTAACCTGATGCACGCCACCGAATGCTCGCTGTGGAAATCACTGGCGGGCGTCGAGTCCTTGAAGGCCAGCTTGGCACGGCAGAATCCCAACCGCCTGTATATGTGGGAGTCGATCGCCAACGGCTTCAACTGGTTCTACAATCATTGGGAACAGGCCAAGAAGGATCGCCACATGCGCGCGATCTTCGTCGGTTTCTGGGCCAATCCGTTGTACTCGATCCCCAAAGAGGACGAGGACTTCCGCACCTACTGGGACGACGGGACACTGACCGATGACGAGATCACCAAGGCGCGCTACGTCAAGCAAGAGTACAACTACACCGTCAAGCCCGAACAGATTGCTTGGTGGCGCCGCGAGTCCGAGTTCCGCGCCGAGGAGTACATGCTTAGGCATTATCCCTGGCACGAGAGAGAATGCTTTATTGCCTCCGGGTCTGGGTTCTTTCCTGCCCAGCGCACCTTGGAGATCGGCGAGGCGCTCGCCAACGGAGCCCCGTACCAAGGGTACCGTTACGTTTTTGACGAGCGATTCCTAAGCAGCCGCATCGAGCAGGTAGCGCCCAACGAAAAAGAGTTGGTCAACCTCAAGGTGTGGGAAACCCCACAGCCCGACGGCATTTATGTGCTTGGCATAGATCCGTCCGGTGGGGGCGGCGGCGAGAGTGATGACCACGCCATCCAAGTGCTGCGCTGCTACGCAGACAAAGTGGTTCAGGTCGCTGAGTTTTGCTCCAACAAGCCATTGACATACCAGCTGGCCTGGGTGCTTGCGCATCTGTGTGGTGCGTATCGCGATCACATCGCCAATCTTGAAGTCACGGGGGTTGGCTCTGCCATCATGCCCGAAGTTCGCAATCTGCGTCAGCTGGCCGAGCGCGGCATCCTTCAAGGGGACAGCACGACAGGGAACATTCTTGATATGATCGGGCAGGTCCGATGGTTCCTGTACAGCCGGCCAGACTCGCTGGGTGGCGGCGGAAACATTGTGAACTGGAAATCGAACTATGACAACAAACACCAAATTTACTCCGAGCTCCGTGATAGCCTCATGCTCCGCCGCATTGAGATTCGCTCGCTACGACTTATACAGCAGATGCAGGCAATTATCTATGACGACGGATGGATCGGCGCTGGCCCCGATACGGGAGAGAATGACGATCTGGTCAGCGCTCTTGTTCTTGCCCATCACACTTGGATTCAGTGGCGTCGTCCTATGCTCATTGCACGCAATCTATCTTGGGATTCTGTGCATGGCGAACGCCCTCCTGCTGATGCTGGTGACGTTCTTTCCTTTGCTTTCAGCCAGCATATGTCGAAGATGTGGAACAGCAATAAGAAGTCTCAGGAGAAGTTCTGATGGCGATGAACGAATCCGCAGGACTGGGTCCACAGCAGTCGATCTATCAACGCATCAAGAGCCGTAACCGCCGGCCGCCTGGGCGTGGTATTAGGCCACTGTTGGGACGGCGCACCAAATTCATAGCGTCGAGGTCGATGGGTCGTGGTTGAGGATCTGTTTTCGTGGGGACTGGGACCGGGTGCGAGGCCGACCGATCCAGAGACCAGCCACAGCGCGGCCAACCTCTACCCGCGGCTTCGTGGTGCGGATCGCCGCCGCGTACTGCTGGTGCATGAGCGTCATCCCCAGGGGCTTACCGATTTCGAATTGGCTGCTATTGTCGGCCGCCAACAGACTTCAGCCGGTAAACGCCGCGGTGAACTCCGCGACATGGGGTTGATCGAGGACTCGGGGTTCAGACGGGCGGCACCGTCGATGTCACCGGCGATTGTCTGGCGCATTACCTACTACGGCTGCGTCTGGGCAGGGAGACTGAGAAATGCCGGATCCACCTGGGACGCAATGGCTGCAGCAAGCGAGGATTATGCAGGCGCCACCCTACCCTACCTCTCCCCAGATGACGATTGAGGAGAGGAATATGTATACTCATCATTTCAACAACTTAGCCAAGGGTGGGGTGCGCAATGGAGATGGCAGTATCAGTTCCTATCGCTCTATTGGCGTCACAATCGACGGACGCTACTACCTGCTGCCAACTGTGTGGGACAACCGTATCTTGGAAGAAGATGAGGCGATCCGTCGTGCTCAAGAATCCGGGATTGAAAACTTTCCGTCCTACCGCTCGATGGAAGAAGGCGAGCGCCGCTATCAGGAACTCCACAAGTTCATGGAGCTAGACACCAATGCCGCTGAACATCAGGTACATGAAGGAAATGGCAAAAGACTGGGAGCGCCAGCTGATGCCGCTGGCGGCCGGAAGCGAGAAAAACCTGCCGATCATCGCCGCTGAGATTGCCGCCGGCTTTGCTGCTGTTGAGAAGGGCCGCCGCCCCGACGTGGTGCTGCAGGAGGTGATCTCCCGCATCAAGGAACGCACATGCCAATCCGTCGAACCTACGCCTGCGAAGACTGCGGACACTTCCTCGAAGTTGAACTGAGTCCGCAGGATTGGGACATTGATGCGCCGGAGTGCCCGATGTGCGCCCGCGCTGCAATGCAGCAGGAATTTGTGCCGCCGCGAATCAATGGCTCACATGCGGCAAAAGCGCGCGCTCTGGCGGAAGACATTGCCGCCAACGATTATCACGTCGCTGACATGCAATGGGAAACCCGCAAAGAGGGGGTTCCCAAGGTGCGCTACAAAGACGAGACCCCATCTTCAGTACAGTCATCGACCGGCAGCACTTGGGGTGTAACCGGAGAGGCGCTGCAGCAGGCGGTGAAGCTGGGTCGTGATATGCGACTGAATCATGGCGGGTCTGGGCTGGACATGCTACAGCGAGCCCTCAAGGACGGCACGCAGCCGGATCTCATCGAGGCTTCCAAAAAGCGCGCAATGAAAGTCTGGTAGGAGAACACCATGAATGGACGTGGCGAATTTGATGATCGTCGGCGCGGTGGCTACAGCGACCGGGTCGAAGACATGGGCGTGGACCGCTTGCTCGACCGGGCGATCCGCTTGATTCAGGAACTCTACCGCGTGGTCCAGGCCGCCGAGAAGGGCGTTGACGACGCCGCTCGCGATCTGCAGCGCGCCCGTCAAATCGACCGGCGAGCCGAGGCTTACGAGCGCCGCGGCGATGCCTTGGAGCGCAAAGAGGAGCGCATCGAGCGCGAAGCTGAACGCGATCTCACTGGCGAGCGTACCCGCCGCTACTGAGGGAGGACACCATGAACGGAGAATTTGGTGACGGGCGCCGTAGCATTGAGGATCGTGGCGTCGATCCCCTGCTCGACCGTGCCCTGAGGATCACCCGGGAACTCTGGGACGTGCTCAAGGCCGCCGAGCGCGGCGTCGATGATGCCGCCCGCGACCTGCAGCGTGCCCGTGCCGTGCACCGTGAGGCCGAAGCCTACGAGCGCCGCGGCAAGGAACTGGAACGCAAGGAAGAGGCGATCGAGCGCGAGGCGCTTGGCGACCTCACCGGCACCTCGGAGCGGCGCGAACGCGGCGGTCGCGACGGTGATGGCTGGGACTGGTGGTGGCGCTGCGGCGACGACCACTTCCGGCGCATGGACGACTGCTGGCGGCGGATGCGTGAGCCTGGTCGCGATGCCGAGCACTATCGCCGCTACGGCGACGAGATGCGCGGCCACATGCGCGAGTTCGGCAACCACATGCGCGGCTATGGCCGCCATTGGGACGGCTGGGACAATCGCTGGGGTCCGATCTTCGATGACTGGGACCGCCGCTGGGGCGCGCTGTGCGGACGCTGGGACGGCCACGATTGGGGCCGCGGCGACTATCGCTCGTGGTCGGAGCCGATGCGTCAGATGTACGGTGAGTGGGATGGCATCCGGCGCCATTGGGGCCGCATGTACGACGACTGGGGCCGCCGCAGTGGCGGGCCTAGCCGCTCTCCCGGTACCGAGTTAGGTGGCTGGCGGTAATCAATGCTGACGATCCCCCGGGACAAGGGTGACCTGCAACAGTTCGCCAAGGAAATGGTGGACGAGTGCATGGGGTCAGCCTCAGACCGGGGGATGGTCTATACGCGCGCGACCCAGTATTATTACATGGGCAGTTACGACGCGCGTGCCTCGATCTACAATAAGTGCAAGCCGTTCATCGACAAGCTGCAGGGCTTCCTGATGCAGCCCGAGGACGTGCGGTTCAATATCGTATTCGATTCGACCGAGCCACCGGATGTCCTCGACCGAGCCCAGGTAGTCGGCGAGAAACTCTCGGCCGACTTCAAGCAGAACAACAGTGACCTGATCTTTGCCGAGGCAGTGCTGTGGTCGCTGGTCAACGGCTGTCAGATCATCAAGGTGCTGCCGCAGCCGTTCGGGTTTCACATCGCCCCAGTGCATCCGCAGAATTTCGGGGTACTGTCCGAGTCGATTCTCAATCTGGATGAGCAGGAAGCATTCTGCCATATCACCTTTCCCACAGTTACACGGCTCAAGCATGACCTGCGGGCCATGAACCACCCGCACGCCGAGGAGATCATCAAACGTGTCCTTGAAGCCCGACAGCACGAACGCGACGAAGAAGAACCCACGTATCTGCATCAAATGGTCGTCGGGGGCCTACAGCCCCTCGGAAACACAGGAGATGCTCCGTCTGCTGCAGGCATTGTTCAAGTTTTCCCCGTCCCCACACCATGGCGTCCCCAGAGGCGATTTAGTCCAACTGTTAGGCACGCTGAGCTATGGGTCCGAGACCCCGATAGAGGTGGAGATTACACTACGATTCAACTCATCTATCCCGACATCATTATCCACGGAGACCTGAGGCGTAACAATATTTCCAAAATCCCCGGACATTCACCGTTCGTTAAAATTCAGGCTCAGCCCACACCCGGCTACTTCTGGGGCCGCAGCTATATAGCTGATGTCCAGATGCTTCAAGACGTTTTGAATAAAAGATTACGCGACATTAAGGTAATGTGGGATCGGAACGTAGCGGCTCCGCAGGTGTTCTCCGGCTTCACGTCGGTAACCGAGGAGCAGTACTACAAGATCATTAATGAAGGCGGCTTCATCAATGACCCGAACCCCAACGCGAAGGCCAACAAGCTCTCGGAACCGCCGCCCCAGGGCTACCTCGAAGAACTTGAGTTCGTCCTCAAGCTATTTGACGAGAGCGCGGGGTTTTCTCCGATCCTTGGTGGCCAAGGTGAGCCCGGAGTGCGTGCTGGCGTTCATGCTCAAACTCTCGTTCGTACAAGTAGTCCGCGTCTTATTGACCAAGCTGCTCGGGTGGAACGGCAACTCTCAGAAGTAGGTTACAAATGCCTTCGGCTGCAACAGGCCGAGGACCCGTCGATCTATCAGACCGACAAGGGTACGGAGTTCCACCTCATCGACCTCCCCGCAAATATGCAGGTCCAGATTGATTCGCACTCGGCGTCCCCGGCGTTCGCGGAGGACAACCGTCAGCTCGCTACATCCCTCGCCAAAGCTGGGGCAATAGACGCCGAGGACCTCATCCATATGCTGCATCCTCCGGGTGCCGAACTGTTGCTGGCGCGGCTGCGACAGCGGCAGAAATCAATGGCGCAGCAGGCGCAGCAGCGTGAGACCAAAGACACGATCCTGCAAGTGCTTACCGGCAAACCCGGTGCAAGCGGCGGTGGTGGACGCAAACGCTAAGGTGGTCTACTATTGGCCGCCCGATGGAGTCATCCCGTTCTCTACCCCCTCCAATTGGGTCGCCTGCGGCGTCTAGGCTCGCACCCGGCGCTGCAGGCGCCATGAATTGAGGCCGCCATGGCATTCACGGATTCTGGTGACGACAGCCCAGCGGACATGGAAGGTTCGGATTCCAGTGACACTGGGCAGGGAGGTCCGGGGCCCCCAGAACCGGGCATGACGCCACCTGAACAGGGAGGCCCGATCCTTGCGGCCCTGCAGCGACAGGGGCAGGGCCCGCAGGCAAGTGCGCCCGGTCCGGGGAATATGGCAGATAGCTTGGGTAAGTTAAAAATAGCGATTGACCTGATGCAGACCGCCCTGCACGGATTGCCACCGGGGTCGCAACCCTACCAAGATACCTTGAAGGCATTGGAACGCCTCTCGCGGCATTTGCCGCAAATGGGGTCGGCGCCGGGATTGGAGCAGACCCACCTGATTGACCTTTTGAGGCGCGGCAGGCAAAATCCGGTGCTGCAGGCGCTTGCTGGGTTGATGGGTGGCGGCGGCCGAGGTCAAGGTGGTGGAGGCCCGCAACCACCGATGCCGTCCACTCCACTTCCGGGAGCGTGAATTGAGGCGTTCGAACATAAACCACGCGCTTCAATGCCGGCATGGCTTCTACTTCCAGTGTCGCCTATGCGAGTGGGAGAAGCAATTGGAGAAGGTACATGGCTCAGAATCGCAGCTACGACCCGCCGATCACGACTCCGCCCGAGACTCCGCCGCGGACCATCCTGCAAGTTGACACCCAATCGGAGGTGTCGGAATGGGGAGCGATTCCGTCAATCGTTCCGAAGCCGGAGGGTGGCGTGCCATTGCAGCCGCGCATTATCGGCAAAACCAACAACAACTGAGCCTGCCCATGATCGCGTGCACCGACTGCAGATACTTCGTGGACAATGGCGTTGCTCACTGCAACGCCCCACAGGTTGCCGGCGCCGTTCGGATGCTGATGGGCGATGCGCCGGTGCACGAGATGCAGGTGCATTTCATTCGCTTCACCAACGCGTTCTGCGGCATTGACGCGGTGTGGTTCGAGGAGAAGGACTGATGCCTCGCGAAATCTCGGATGAGGAATACAACTTCCTGCAGGCACGCCGGCAGATCGCCGACTTCGTGGAGCCGATCTGGAACGACCCCCAGCTATCGACCGAAGCCAAAGCGCTGATCAAGAAGAAATACCCCAATATGCAGATCGCCGACTACGACCTTGAGCAGAAGGTCGAGGCGCGATTTGCCGAACGCGACCGTGCCGAACAGGAGCAGCGTCAGGAGCGCCAACGGCAAGCTGACGAGAACTACTGGAAGGAACAACGCAAGTCGGTACAAGACAAGTACCAATTTACCGACGAAGGTATGCAGGACTTGGAAAAGTTCATGCTTGAGAAGAACGTCGGTGACTACAACGTCGCCGCCGAATATCGTGCGTCCAAGGAACCAAAAGCGTCGGAGCCCACTTACAAGGACCCCTATTGGCACCATGAACGTTCTGACACGTTCAAAGAAATAGCCAAAGACCCGGAAGAGTGGGGCCGCTCCGAAATCATGAAGGCGCTGCGCAACGACCAGCAGAAGATGAATCAGTTCTGATGCGGACCCCGAAGTACGACGGCAATCCGGGAAGCTGGGCTGAGTCGTTCTTCTACGTGCCGCCGGTCAGGTCTGCAGGTCGGTTTGGGTTTGAAGCATTCCGTGGGGATCCGTACCCGGGGCTGGTGACAGCCCTGTTGGCGCAACGACGCGTAAAAATTGCGCGATAGGAGTGCAACATGCCGATTCTTGGCGCCGGCCTGATCCCCTCAGGACCGATAGGGCTTGAGCTTGAAGCAACGGTCAGGCGCGTGTTCGCCCAGATGGTCGTTGTTCTTATCTACCGACAGAACCCGCTGTTAGCTCTCCTACTCAGGAACGCTATCCGGGCATCCGGCGGTGTCTCTCCCTACACCCAACCGGTGCAGACTGGTCAGTACGTCCAATCAAGCTGGATTGGACCTGCTGGCCAGTTCAACATCCCGCCGGATGTTGCCGCCACCGTCAATGCGGAGTTCAACATATGTGCTCTCGCTACGCCGGTCACCTCGTTTGGGCTGGAGCAATTAGTTACGCAGGATGCAATTGCAGTAGCTTCTCGTCTGATGCTGAAATTGAACGATCTCAAGAACTCGGCCCTAGCTGCCCTATCGACGGCCTTGTTCTCAAGCAGTTCAATCGGCGGGACGCCCAATCCCCTCCGTATGTACGGACTTCTGGACGCGTATGGCAACGCCGAGACGGTCCCCGTCTATGGGGGGTTGTCTCGGGAGGTCTACCCACTATGGTCGGGTTTAGTCGTTCCCAACGCTGGCACCATCCTTACCAGAGCGGCTTTTATACCATATCTGTTGATGGCAGCGAAACACTCGGGTGGTGAAGCTCTCGACTTCGTGGTCATGAGCATCGAGGACTGGACTACGCTCATGACCGACTTCATGTCGGTGGAGCGCTACAACAACGATCCATCAAGCCGATGGGGCAAAGATGACCCGGTCAATTCAGGTTTCAGGGGCCTCCTCCTCGGTGACACCCCGATCTTCTTCGACCTCAATTGCCCGCGCGGGCTCGCAATCGGTTTCAACTCCAAATACATCACCCTCGTTATCCACGAGGATGCCAACTTCGCGTGGACCGGATGGTATTCCACTATCCCCCAGGGTCAGATCGCCAGTGTGGGCCTCTCCCTCACAGCCCTTCAGCTTGTTTGCTCCAAGCCGTCCACCGGTATCCTCATCCACGACATTGATGGTGGAGCACAAGGGTTCCCGCCCGCGCCACCTCCCGGCAATATCGGATGACCGCACACGAGATAACGGATCTGGTTAGCGACGTAGGCTGGGTAGTGTGCTTCCTAGCATGTGCCTTAGTGGTTTACAGGGTGCGAGGATGACATGCTATCCAGATACGTCAACGAACTGCAGAACCTTCTGAACGATCAGAAGGCGCAGTTCTTCACGGTCCCGAATCTCACCAACTATATCAACCGCTCGCGGCGCCGGATCGCTTATGCGTCGGGCTGCATCCGCGTCAACCCTCCGGGAGTGCTCACCCATCCTCAACAGGAGATCTATCCTTTTCGGGATTGGATCAGTCTGGTGCAGGGCGTCCACCCCCAGATCCAATCCATCCTGGCCTGTCGGTCGCTGGCCATGTCGATTGGCCCAGGCGGCTGGAAACCTGTCTGGCGCCGAATTGTTTGGACAGATTTCCAGTCTCGATTCCGTATTTTTAACGGCACTTGGTACGGCACCATTTCCGAACCTGGGTGGTGGGCCCAATACGGCGAAGGCGAGCTCGGCTCGATCTACATGGCGCCGATCCCGGCCCAGGAGTTGCCGATGGAGGTCGATCTGACCTGCATCCCGGCGCCGCTGCTCACCGACAACGACACCGAAATCATCCCTGCTCCATGGAACGATGCGGTAGTATGGTGGGCGGCGGTGCTGGCGCTGCTGCAACAGCAGCGCGCCCAGGAGGCCCAGACCATGTTCCAGATGTTCAACACTGAGATGCCGTTCTGCGCTTCGGTGGTGAACCCGCAGATGATCCAGAACACCTACGGCGCCACCATCAGGAGTGCGTGATGCCTGATAGAGACAGCTTTGACCAGCGCTTCGAGCAGGGCTACACAAGGGCGATAGGACGCAGTCGCCTATCAGTATCAAAGCAGAGCCTTAACGACATTGCTCGTAGCGGCTTCGATAACGGCACCGACCGACTGATGGCGCCGATGTTGCGAAAGGCGAGGCGTATGCGACGCCATGCTCCCAGAGACACAAGGTATTCACGCTGATGGCAATTGCCTCCTCCAACCCTCCTGAGATACTTGAGCTACAGCAATTCGAGGGGCTCAACCAAGAGAGCCCGCGCGCCTCTATCGGAGACAACGAGGAGTGGTGGAATGAGAACTTGTTCGCGGTCGGGCCGGGAAACCTTCGTTCCTGCTGGGGACCGTCTGCGCCCATCTATCAGGCCCCTGCCGGAGTCACCATCCTACGTATCTTTTTCGGTTTTTACGGAAAGGGAACCCCAACGTTCGGCTTTCCTCCCCCCGGACGAATGGGATGGATGTTTCTATCTAACGGGAACGTAGACGAGGTCGATCTTGACACCGGAGCGGTTACTACGCTTGCTGGGATTTGGGAACCCATCGCGCCCTACTACTGGGCTTCCGCGAAAGTTTGGCGGCCAGCCTGGGTCGGAAATATTGCAGGAGAAGTTGGAGGAGTCCTGTTTGGTAGTCCACTCGGTCTGTTTGCTTGGGACGGAACTACTCTTTATCGTCCAGGTGATCCTGCTCCTGACTGGTTGACAGCCGCCGACATTCTTCTGACCGGGCCGTTCAACATGCCGACCGGCCTCCCTGGCATCTACACCATGGAGGTGTTCCAAGAGCGACTGTTTGTCGCTGGCAAAAACGTCATCGCCTTTAGCGCCCCCCAAAACGGTGCCGATTTTGCTGCGACAGATGGTGGCGGCGAGTTTGGCTACTTCGGTGACAAGCTCGTCGTCTCCTATATGGACCTGCAGGCGTCGGCCGGTTATCTTAACGTGTTCGGCGATAGCTCCACCGACATCATCACCAACCTGCAGCTATCGGGGTCGGGGACGACGGAGTCGCCCTATGTCACTAACTTCAACTATTCGAATCTTGACCCGCAGGTGGGACACGCCTTTCCACGCCCCGTTGGAAAGTGGGGTCGCTACTTCAACACCTGCAACGGCCAGCTGCTCGGCGTTGGCGGTTCTGCTCCAATCCCGACGCCGGATCGCGGGGCCATATACCTACTGGTCGGCGGCGACTACGAACAGATTTCAGACAAGGTCACGGGGACATGGACGAGTCTGGACATCTCGTCGTACTACCCGACGTTCGCCTGCGCCACCATGTTTGGATTTCGCGTCCAACTCCTAAACGGCAAATTCAGGGATCCCTTCGGTGTCTCACGGTCGCTGTTACTGGTGTGGCATGGCTCGGGCGGCCTTACAGAAGGCTCGTGGAGCATTGCATCGCAGAATTTGGAACTCACAAACATCGGCACCTACGAGGAGGGCAGCTGCCTGGTCCCATTCGGCACCGACGGCACCTACCTCTATCGTTTGTTTTATCAACCAGACCCAGCCCTGCCCAAGCGACTGTCCACTAAATCCTATCGCGGCCAAGGTGCCAATTCGCTCACGATCAAGAACTTCAAACGTACCTTTTTGGAGGTGCATGATTATTCAGGGCGGGGTGCGTCCTTTACCGGGCAATTCACAACCAGGGGTGGGGGCATCCCCAACGGATCGGAAGACATCTGGTTTGAACTGACTGCCGGCCAGCAGCACGACATCATCCCGATGCCGATCTCGGGCGCAGGGCTAAGTGGCGAAGCCGACTTGCTTTCTTACAGCCCTGACTTTAGTATTGAGCGGCTACAGGTCATGCTTGAGGAGCGTACCCTCTACGGAGCATGAGATGTCACGATTACCCATGACATTGATCACCAGACGTGGACGCCGAGGAGGTCGCAGTGCTCGGAGGCGCTAGGGGTGGTCGCGGGATCCTGAACCCGCGTGGCATGTTGGGCTCGCTCGGAGTCCCGCAGTCGAGAGGCATAGGCAGGAGAATGATGCGCCGAGGCGGACGTTCCGTTACCCGCTAGGCTATGGAGGCGACATGGCAAGACGTACCCACCGACTGCGGCAGACCCGCCGCGCCCGTCGTATTCGCGCCCGCCACAGGCATCGGCGCTATTGATCGGAGGCCAAGATGGCACGAGGTGTCAGATTAGGCCACCGCAGCGGTATCAGCGTCCGAGGAACTTCCGGCTACGGTCGCGGTAATGAAAACCGCCCGGTCACCGGGGTTCAGGTGCGCGGCGGCGGCAGAGCCATCCACGAACGTCCGAAGCGCCCCGGCAGGGGGCACCGACATGCGGGACATCGTCGCATGGCGCGGGCACTGCGTGGACACCGTAAGTGAACCGGTTTCGCAACGGCTGGCAGTCGGGCGGGACCGCACGATCATCCCCACCCCGATCCTTCCCCAGACGTAGCGACATCATGATGCGAGGTTTCCGGCGCGCGCTTGGCCGCGCGTCCGGTAGCGGCAGGAGCAGATGATGCGCCGAGGCAGACACCATCGTCGGCGCCACCGTCGCGACTTTGACGAGGGCGGCGATTCCGGCTTGTTCGACATCGGCGGCTATGGCCGCATCCAGGGGCGTCGGCGCGGGTTCTTCCGCGGTGGCGGCCGATTTTCAGGCCGCGGTGGCGGCCGAGGACGCTGACATGCGAGGCAATCGTGGCCGCGTCAAAGTCCAGCCGTGGCAGCGCGACGGCGCCGCCCGAGACTATTCCAACCCGCGTAATCATCGCGGGCGTGGCGGTATGCGCGGAGCATCTACCTCGCTATCGTCGCCTTCACCTAAGCAGGGCGGACGCACGGGTCCGCAACTTAGTAGATCGTCGGGACTCGCGCGCGTGGGGCGCACAGCAGGCAGGCGAGGACACCGGTGAAACGAACTTGGCACGATAGCTATGCCAAGCCGGTGAATCCGGGGCGCGTTGTCCGAGGGCCAAAAGACCCCGGACAGAGAGACCCCAAGCACCGGAACTATCGTAGGGGTACGAGAAGATGAGCAAATCGCAACGTGATAAAGGTGCGCGCATCGAGCGCGAAATCGTCAATCTGCACAAAGAGGCGGGCGTTCATGCCGAACGAGTCCCACTTTCGGGTGCATCCCGCTACCAGGGAGATGGTCACGACGTGGACATCTACCCGTGGGGCCGGGAGGAGAGTCCCTTACTCGCTGAAGTCAAGTCCCGAGGTGAGGGACAGGGCTTCACGCTACTGGAACGGTGGCTCGCCGACTACGACGTTCTGTTTTTGCGAAGGGATCGCAAGACCCCATTGGTGGTGGTGCCATGGGATGTCTGGATCAGCCTGATGCTCAACGCTGACGGTGAACCATGTCGGTACGACACTCATCCATCGCCAAATACCCAACCCGTCTCCAAAAACGGGCATCACGACGGAACCTCAGAAAAGCGAGGGTCCGAAAGCGCAGGAGAAACAAGTCATGAAGGACTTTTGGGAAAAGAAGCTTGAGCAGATGCTCGACAAGGCCGACGAGCGTCGCGGCCGGCGTCATCGCCGTTGGAGGCATTGGCGGCGATAATGGCTGAGCACGTCAGAAAGCAGTCGGAATGGCCAATCGTAAAGCGGGAGCCCGACGCGTTCGTCTTGGTTCCCGACGTATACGAGCGCACCGACAGAGACGTGGCCGGTCCCCTAAGGTTTGGTACGCTACAGGACGGCGTGGGCCCCCGCGGCGAAAATCATCCGCCGGGGAGTTCGGACTACGGCAAGGACCGCGTCAGTCCAAGGGAATTTGACCCGATGGGCACTTCCCTGAAGCGCTACGAGTTCGACAAGTGGGAGTCACCGCACATCCACGGGTCGATCCCGCCGCGCAGCCCCGGCCGCGGCGCCGGAGCCGGTGATACTGGCCGAGGGTCTGGCAAGGGCCACAAGTGAGCCTCGCCTCACTACTGAACCAGGGGCCGTCGAGCACATTCGCGTTTGAACACGCGATGTCGCATCGACGGCTGCTTGGTGCAATGTCGCCGCTCGACCGATTTTCCATCATCCCCTATCAGATCGAGGCTGCCGGCCGCGGCATGGTCGGTTCCGGCACGGTCGGCAATCGCCCCGACCATATGCTCGATCACGGCGTTGCCCACGAAGATTACCAGATGAACCTCCCCGGCTGGTACGGAACCGGCACCTTTGGTATCATGAATCCGGCGTATAATCTGGTCGACAACGACCTGATGCACGACGGACAGCGGCAATGGTGGACGCATCAGAATTTTCAGGAGCACTTAACGGCGGAGAACGTCAACACTATCAACCAAGTGTTCGTGTACCCGTTCTGGTGAGGCGGGTCGAAGAATCCGACCGCGCCTGGATCCACGACCTCTGCTTACGCCGTTACCCCCGTTACTATGATACCTCCACGGGTGAATCTTGGATAACCAACGCCGTCGTTCGTAACCCCATTCAATTTTACATGACCCGGTCAGACGGTGCGTTCCAGATTACCAATCTGACGATGTCGCCCTGGACACCGACCCTGCCGCAAGCCGATATTGTCGCGGTCTGCGCCGAGGACGACTGCGTCTGGCAGGTCTCTGAACTGATGCGCGACTCGATGAAGTGGGCGAAGCAACGCGGCGCCTGGGAATGGCGCTTTGAGAGTAACACCGACTTCGATTTGGGACCGATCATGCGGCGGCTCGGCGCCAAAACCATCTCGCCACGCTACAGCATGAAATTCAGGGAGCCTTGATATGGCAGGAGGCGGCGGACTCGGCGGATTACCGGGATTTGGGAGTGGTCCATGGGATCCTTTGGCGCAATTCGGCTTTCAACAGGGCCAAGTCAACAACGCAGCGTTTGGAGCCGGCACTGGCACCGGCGGCTACACTGGGCAAGGGGTGATGACGGCCGGAAACGCCTTCAAAGCCTCCAACCAGACGCTCTCCGACCAGATCGCGGCTGCCAATCAATGGGAAACGGCGGTGGCCGATGCACAGAATCGTAAAAACGGCGGTGGCAGTGGCGGTGGCTCTAATTCTGGCGGGTTCTCTTCCGGGGTTCAGTCTGGCGACGGCTCAGGCGGCGGAGACGGAACAGGAGGGTTCTGATGGGCAATGGTCCGTTCTCGGGTGGCAATCCCATCGGCTCGGGCTATGGCTCCGGCGGACCGTTTGGGGAGATCTACCCTCAGAGTCTCGATCCCTTGGATCAGCAAGCCGTGGGGATGGGTCAGCAGTCCATAAATGCTGCAAACAAAGATCTCGGTACGCCCGGAAGTTCCGCACAGCAAAGAGACGACGCCAACATCACCAAGATGGGGTTCGCCAATCAAGTCGGACAAGACTTGCAAATAGCACAAGCGAACAACCAGTGGGCCAACGCCTCCAACCAGATAGCTCAGAATGGCAAGGGTGGCATGGGCAGCCTACTTGGGGGTGGGAGTGGGGGATTTGGCGGGGGTCTGTTCGGCTGACCTTTGACGAGCGCTGGCACGACCGCGTCGAGGTGCCCAACCATGAGTGATTATTACGATTACACCGATAGGATGTCGCGTCAGGCCACTCCATCCTGGCGTTCGATTTACCAAGCCCCGGAAACCCCACGCTATGCCCCCGTCGATCATCCTGGCGGTGGCATTCCTGCTGATGCTGGTCGTGCTCCGACCGCTGCAGAGGATCGTGGCACCACCATTGACCCAGCCCGCGGCGGTCCTGGGGACGTATCGCTGCGTCCTGGCGAGCGTTCCCGTACCGCGCCGCCGATGCCGCGTCGGCGTCCGGGAAGCTTCCCAGGAGTTCCGGGCGCGGCCCCTGGAACCGGTAAGGGCCCGGTCGAACCGTTAGAAGCAGCCGGTCCGCCGGCACCTGCCGACACCGGATTTCACAGCCGCGTCGGCCAGAAGGTCTGGGACTGGCTGAAATCGCGCGAAGCCGCCGATCCCGGCACCGCCAAAGCTGCCCAGGATACGCTGCAATACCTGCGCGACACCGCGCGCATGGGCGGTGAGGCGGTAGACCGCGATCTCGCCCATTTATGGGGCGACGTTAAGTCGTGGTGGAACCAGACTCCTGATCCCAACCGTCCGGGCGGCTATGAAGTCATGACCCAGGACGGTCCGCGCTATGTCGCGCCCGGAACCCCGGAATATGATCCAAGAACCAGGCGGTTCTATCGTGATTGGGGCGGCGAGGGGGTTCACACGCCGTCGCCGTGGCGCGACTGGGCGATCCATCAACTGCCGCAGTCGGTCCAAGACATGCTGGGCGGGCGGCACGGACGCGAAGTCTATGACGAAAACACCGGAACGTGGTCAGCTGCCCCGTCAGAGGCGGGAACCGATCCGTCACACCCACTACGAGGTCGTTCTCCTGCTTATCCTGGGTATCCTGGCGGCGGCGGCTTCCCTGGCGGTGGTGGCTTCCCTGGTGGAATGATGCCGCCGTTCATGCGCGGACGCCACGGCAGGGGCGGGATGCGCGGGATGCCGCCGTTCATGCGGATGATGCAGCAGATGATGCGCGGTGGCGGCGGTGGCGCAGGTGGTTTGGGGGAGGGTTTTGACCCCAACAACACCTATGGAGGTGCTGGTGGCGACGACATGGACGCTGCAGAGACTCCCGAACCGCGTCCCGCAGTGGCTCCCGGAGGTACGCCTGGGGGAACTCCACCCGCTGGACCTGCCGTTGCCGCAGGTGCACCGGCTACGACGGCGAATACCGGCGGGGCCGCACCGGCGGCTGGTGCTGGACCTGCAGGAACTCGCCCAACCGGGGGTGCAGCACCCGTCGCCGCCGCTGGGGGCGCGGCCGGCGCGCCATCACCTGCCGCTGTATCCGATCCTGCAGCCGCCTGGGCAGCAGGACTAGGCCGCAACCCATTTACCGGCGCCCGCGGCGGTGCTGGGGCCGATTCCGCGGAACTGGCAGAGGCCAACCGGCTGTCGGCACTGGAAGGGGCGCCAGACACGCCTGCAGGGGCGCCAGGAGGCGGGCTCGACCGCGGCCTGATCTTCCCACCCGGCGCCGGAGGCTCACCAGCAGCCACGGCAACGCCGTCTGGGCTGCCTGATCTGCCGGTACAGGCGGTGATGCGCAGTCAGCCGGCCGGCACCAACACCATGCCGACCCCCGGGTATTCTCCCTACCTCCGCAATGAACGCTCAAAGTTCGCCCAGGAGTACGATGCCAACCCGCGACTGCGCCTTATTGCCGCAGCCATGATGGAGTCCGAGAACGCCCGCGATCCGCTGGGGCCGATGGAGTCGCTGGCCAACCGCGCCGCCATGACCGGCCGCTCGCTTGAGTCGATGCTGAGCCCTGCGTTCTATGGACCGATGCGGCGCTCGGGGTTCCGCAGCATCATGCAGCGCCTCGCCCGTAACCCGCGAATGCTCCAACACTATGATACCATCGCCCGTCAAGTTTTTGGGGGATCAAACGTCCTTGGCGGCGCCACCGATCAAGGCTCTGGCCATGACCCCAATGTCGGCTGGTCTGGCGGCCGTATTCGCCGATCTGGCGAGATTTACAACGATTGGGGAGGCTATCGGGGGCATGATTATTCCCGCAGATGGCGGGAAAATCAGCAGCGCAACGTCCGTGCAGGCATGAATGCATGAGTTTCACCGACCCTCACGAGCTCGATGCCCTGGGACGGCCGATTCCTGAGAAGGAAGAAGCCGACGAGGCCAAACGCATCGCCGCCGAACACGAACGGATGCTGCCGCGACCCGACGAACTCCTGCAGATCGCTAATGAGAAGCGTTCGCAAGAGCCGACCGGCGATTTTTTTTCACCAACTCGGAAGTATCCGCTGTGGAATCAGCCGTTTATCCCCACTTCTGGGACTTTTTCCCCAGACCAATGGGGTAAACCGGACTATATCTTGCAGGGGGCTCAGCGGTATCCGGGGATGGCACCGGCGCCATGGATGCCGCAAGCCTCAGATGCTCGCCAATTGATCCAGAG